CACTGTCCACGGACACGAACGCCGGTTCCAAGACTGTCGTGATCAAGGGCGCGCACCTGCGCAACCCCGGCTCGGCGTCGTCCATCGTGAAGCAGAGCTACACGATCGAGACCGGCTTCACTGACGTGGCGAAGTTCTTCACGCAGCGCGGTATGCGCCCCGGCTCGTTCTCGATGAACGTGGCGTCGGGCGCGATCGTGACGGGTGATTTCGGTTTCTCGGGCCGCGACACCGTCGTCGGCACGGCGACCGCGCTCGGCAACGCGGGTTCCTACTCGGTGCTGCCGACGACCGCCACCGAAGTTCTCAACGCCACCGCCAACGTCGGCGCGGTGCTGAAGAACGGCGCTGCCCTGTCCACCGCGATCAAGTCGATCACGATGAAGGGTGACGCGAAGCTGCGCGAGCAGGAGGCGGTCGGCAGCAAGTTCCCGGCAGGCATCGCCTACGGTCGCTTCACGCTGTCCGGCAAGATCGAGGCGTACTTCAACGACCTCTCGTTCTACAACAACTTCCTCAACCACGACACGGTGTCGCTGGCGTTCAGCTTCGAAGACCGTGACCACATGTCGTACTACTTCACGATCCCGGCGGCGAAGATCAAGACGGACCCGATCGCCCCCGGCAAGATCGACGAGGACGTGATGGAAGAGATGGAGTGGGAGGCACAGCGCGACTCGACCCTGAACACCCAGTTCATGATCGACCGCTTCTCGTCCGTTTACCCAACGTCTGTGGTGTAACTTGACGACGAGGGGTAGTTCTGCTACCCCTCGTCATTCAGGTTGACGCCTCGTGAGGAACCATGACCAGCAAAACTCCGGCGAAGAAGAAGAAGTTCTTCGACCTCGTTGCCACGTCCAGCGTGGACCCCGCCGCCCTTGAGGACGGCAAGTGGTTCACCGGTACGCAGATCACCACACAGCCCGGTCTCGACTGCCGCTTCAAGCTGCGTTCGCTCGGCTCCGAGCGTATCCGCGATCTCGATCGCCAGCTGGTGATCAAGTATCGCGCGTTCGCCGACGAGAAGGGCGTACTGCCGCCGGACGCCGTCGAGGCACAGGCGAACGAGCGCATCGCCGCGTGCATCGTGGATTGGGAAGACATCGGCCTGGACGGCGTCGAGTTGCCGTACTCGCCGGAGGCGGCGCTCAAGCTCATCTCCGATCCGCGCATGATCCGCATCCGTGCGGGCATCTACCTGATCGTCAACAACCTTGACCTGTATAGGGGCGAGGTGATCAAGGAAATCGAGGGAAACTAGTAGCCGCTCTCCAGTATAACCTTCAACACGGCGCGAAGTTGAAAGACATCGAGTGGTTGAAGCGACTACAGGCGAGCGGAACCCGAGTGCCTGTACTTGAAGAACTTCCGGTAATACTTCCACACGCACAGTATTACTGGCAGGCCTTCCAGACTTTATCTTCACGAAGACTTATCATCGACAGTAAAGCCCAAGCAATTTCCATCTCGGAGGTGCTGGCCTACGTGCAGTTCATGGGCATCAACGACGCCTACGGGCGGCGCGACTTCCTGCGCATAATGATGATGCTCGACGCCGTCTACCTGTCCTTCAAGCCCACCCCGCCGAAGCGGGGGAAATGAGGTTGTGCCATTCTGGCTCACATGTTAGGTTAGCCCGGATCACACGACCCCTCGGGAGGACGCATGTCTGACGGCTTGGAACTCGTACTCAGTACGGATGACGCACAGGCGTCCCTCGAAAAGTTTGAGGGCGCGATCTCGTCGCTTGAGTCCAAGCTGACGACGATGCAGGGGCCTGACAAGGCCCAGGCTTCGCTGGACAAGCTGGGCAAGATCGAGTTCGGCAAGCGTACGCAGCAGGGTATCGAGGACATCAATCGCGCGGCGACGCAGCTCGCGTCTGCTCCTATCGAGGCCACGGGTGACCGCCTGCGTAAGCTCGGCGACATCCCGATGACCAACACCGCCGCCGGGCTGAACCAGATCAAGAACAGCCTGACGAGTCTCGGCACGGCAGGCACCGCCCTCGACCGCGTCGGTCAGTCCATCACCGGGTTCAACACGAAGGCGCAACAGGGTGCCTACACGGTCGGGCAGCTCCAGTACGCCTTCCAGTCCGCCGCGCTGTCCCCCGCCAACTTCACGTCGGCGTTGCAGACCGGCATCAGCGCGCTCAGCGCATACTCTACCGGCGTCGGCGGTCTCGCTGGCGCGGTCGGTATGCTGCGTGGCGCGTTCATGGCGTGCTGGCCCTTCCTCGCGCTCACCGCCGCGATCGAGGGCGCGCGCTACCTGTACCAGTTCGCGCAGGCCTCCGCCGAAGGCGCGAAGCAGGGTCAGGCGTTGAAGCTCTCGCTCGTCGATGTGTACGGCAGCGCCGAGGACGCCGCGCGCTCGATGCAGCGCCTCAACGACATCGCCTCCGGTTCGCAGTACAGCACCAGCCTCGTGCGCGAAGCCTACACCAAGCTCGCGCCCGCGCTGAAGCAGGCCGGGTACACTGCCGACGAAACCGACAAGTTCATGATGAAACTCATGATCAACATGCGCGCTGTCGGTGCGTCTGAGAAGGAGGCGCAGGAGGACATCGCCAAGCTCGCCAAGGTTCTGACTGAGGGCGGGACGGGCGCGGACGTGCTCAACACGAAGATCGGGCAGCTGTCCAACACCTTCAAAGGCAACCTCGCGGAGTCCGCACAGGTCGTCGGCGACTCGTTGAACGACATCACGGTCTCGGCGAACGACCTCGACAAGGCGCTCGACAAGACGATCAAGACGAGCGGCCCCGAGATCGAGAAGAACCTGAGCGGCTGGGCGGGCGTCGGTCGAAAGGTATCGGTCGCGTGGCAGGGCATCGGCGAGGAAGCCGCGAAGTCGGCGCTCGGGTTCAACAAGGTGGACACCGCCGCCAAGCAGACGGCGGAGAGCGTCGCGGCTGTGGCAACGGCGGCGGAAGACGCTGCGCCTGCGCTTGAGCAGGCGGCATCGTCGCAGACCACAATGGCGGACAGCGCCGCAGCGGGCGCGGAAGCGCTCAACAAGATCGTGGAGGCTGACAACGCCCTCGCCACGCAGACGCCGCCTGCGGCGGAGGCGATGTCGAATATGAGCAACGCCCTCGACCAGATGGGCGGCAAGGCCGACGAGAACAAGAACAAGCTGAACGAACTTGCGACTGCCGAGGACAAGGCGAAGAAGGAAACGGACAACGAGGCGCAGGCGCTTGTGCGCGTTGCTGCCGCGAGTTCGTCTGCCGCGAGCGGTCTTGAGGAGGCCGGTGCCGCCGCCGAGAAGTCCGGCGAGGAAGCCGCCATGTCCGCTGCGGAGTGGGACCGGCTCAACCAGTCGATCCTCAAAGCGCAGGGTGCGGCGGCGCAGGGCTTGCAGTCGAACGGTCTGCGCGGTGGCGGTAGCAGCGGGGGTGACATCCCCGCGACCAGCATGTCCGATTGGGGTAACGACGAACTCAGCTTCACCTCCAGCCTGTTCTCTGGCGGCGGTATCTCGCACGTCGGCACGGGCAAGTCTGCGTCCGTACCGGCGAGCGCCTTCGTCAACGCGCCGCGCTTCGCTGGTGGCGGTCTCTCGAATGATCCGACCGGCATCCCTGCGGTGCTCCACCCGAATGAAGCAGTCGTCCCGCTGACCGGCGGCGGCGCAATCCCTGTCGATCTCACTGGTCTCCAGAACAGTCTGGCTCCGGCGGACCCTGGCAATCAGCCGGGCGGCTACCAGGGTCCGAGCCCGATCGAAATCTTGCAGGGCATCAAGGACGAGACGAACAAGGTCTGGGAAGCGATCAACACGCAGACCGAGCTTGAGAGTACGTGGTTCGGAAAGCTGAACACGACGGCTGAGAAGATCGACGCCGACATTGGGCTGTTGCTGACGAAGATAGTATCGCTCGGCACCAGCAGCTCGGGCAGCAGCTCGTCTGGTAGCAGCAGCTCGGGCGGCAGCTCGTCCGGCAGTAGCAGCAGCGGTGGAACGACGGCTGAGACCATCGTCTCGGCTGCGAAGGCCATGCGCGACCAAATCCAGAAGAACAACGACAGCCGACTGGTCTACGACAGCGGCGACACCGTCATGCCTCCGGGTGCTATCGGCTACGTCTACCAGGGCAAGGTGTGGGCGCGCGGCATGGGTCCGGTGGACACGAAGAACGCGGCGATGGACGCAGCGAACGCACGCCTCGCGCAGGATTTCGTCAACCAGTTCGGCGCAGCCAACATCAAGGCGGCGCTGGGCGTGGACGTGTCTAATCTGCGCGCCGGGTTCCTCAACGGCGGCGATGGCGGCATTGCGAACACGATCTTCAACTCTCCCGCGCTAGGCGGTTTCAGTGGTGCCAGCAAGAACCCGTTCGGCGGCGCGTTCGCCAAGGGTTCGCCCAACGCTTCCAAGGATAGCGACGGCGGCTTCTCCGCCACGCTCCACCCCGACGAAGCAGTGATCCCGCTCCCCGATGGGCGCAGCGTCCCTGTCGCGTTCAGCGACGGCGCGATCGAGCGCGTCGTTCGTCAGTCGATGGATGGCGCGCGCGCCGCGCCCCAGGCTTCCGGCAGCACGACTAACCTCTCGTACGCGGGCGGCACGGTGACGGTGAACATGACGATCCAGACCCCTGACGCAGGATCGTTCCGCGCGTCTCAGAATCAGATCATGCGGGATTTGCAGATGCAGTTGAACAACGCGTCCCGCGTTGTCGGCTCTGTTCCTCCTGTCGATGATCCTACCCGCGTCGTGCGAGGCTAAATATGGCTACCAACGGATACACGCCGGGTTTCGACATCTCTCGTATGACGCAGTCTCAGCCTGCGCCTACGCCTGCCATCACGCCTGCTTCATCCCCGGCTCCGTCCGGGCCGCTGGTCTACAACAACGCGTACGCAACCGCTGGCGGGCCACTCGGCGCGACTGCGTCGTCCGTCGCCGCGCTGTCGTTCACGACATCGTCCTACGGCAAGCCGATCCCGATCGTGTACGGTGCTGCGAAAATCTCCGGCAACGTGCTCTGGAGCGCGCCTGCTAAGACCAGCACGTTCATCGGGTCTGACGGCAAGTCGTACAGCTACGTCGCCTCGTCGTTCGCCATCGCGATCTGCGAAGGCCAGATCGGCAACATCCTGAACATCTGGTCCGGCGACGCGCTGATCTATACGAAGAAGGCGATCGTGGACGGCTCGGCAGTGTTGCAGCCAGTCAACGGTGCGCTGCCTGCACTGACGATCGACACCACGTCCTCGTCCAGTCCGCTGCGCGCGATGCCCAGCTCGCTGCGCCTGACGACGATCCGCGTCTACACGGGAACGGAGACGCAGATTCCGGATCAGGCGATCATCAAGCAGGAGGGAATCATTTCCGCGCCCGCCTATCGCGGCATCGCCTACGTCGTTTTCGAGAACTTCATCACATCGAACGGGACGATCCCCGACATCATGTTCGAGGTGTCGTCCACCGTTACCGAGCTGGTGCCGCGCCTCTACGGCACGCTGCCGGTTCCGGAGGTGAAGTTCGATGACATCCAACACCGCGCGACCAATCTCATCTACGACCCGTCTTACAACGTGTTCCACGCGGGTGTCGAAGACATCTCGGGCGGCGGCACGATCGCGCACGACTACGGCAGCGCGATTTGGGCGGGCGACTCCCTTGAGCTGTTGAAGACCGTCCCCTCGGCGGAGAACGGCAGCGAATACTTCTACGACTACGACTATCGCTTCCTGTGTCCGGCAAGCGGTCGATTGTTGCTTGCCAACAACACGGCTCGCCGGTTGACGGTCTACCATGCGATGTTGGGCAAGTCGGAGAAGCGCAACTCGTTCTCGGCGAGCACGACGTTCACGGGCGGCTTCTATCTGCCCCCGGTGACGGAAGGCGCGTGCGTCTTCCCCACGTTCTACAACGGAACCTGGGCCGACATCTTCTGCACGTTCAGCACCTCCACCGGTTCGATGGGTCTCTACTGGATCGAGCCGGGCGGCTCCGCCATCATGATCAAGGCGCTCGACGGTGCTTTCACCACGTCGATGCAGACGCCTGCCGCGATCTATTTCAACGTTCCGACCTCGTTCCAGGCAGCGTACCGGCGCTTCTCGGACGGTGCTTCGACGAGCGGATCGTTCCTGTTCGCGTTCTACACGACGGGCTCCACGTCCGACAGCATCCAGTGCAAGCGCTTCCAGTTGTCTGACAGCGCCGCGTCGTACGTCGCGAACCCCATCATCAAGGATGTCGGCGCGATCATCGACAGCAACGCCTACCTCGGCGGCTACGGCTTCCCGATCCAGCTGCGCAAGGTCGCGCTGGACACGACGGACGGCTGCTTCGTTCTGTTCATTTCGCAGACGAGCCGCAGCGACTACATCGTGAAGTGGAACCCGTTCACGAACTCGGTCATGTGGCGGACGGCGGCGTCGTTCCGATCGGATCAGTTCGGCCCGAACAACAACATCATCATTCCCGGCGGCACCTACGCGTTCGTCGATGCGTCGAACTCCGTGCAGCGCGTCAACCTGATCACGGGCGAGCTGACGACGGTGATCGCGTCGCTCGCGGCGCAGAGCTTGCCGACGCCCTCGACGGTCCAGATTTACAACGGCTTTGAAGACAGCATCGCGTACGGCACGTACTCGACGCCGACCAAGACGCTGAGCAAGCTGTTCCTCGGGCGCAATGACTCGAACACCGTGCCGGTCTCGTCTGTCGTCAGCTCGCTTTTGAAGCGGGTCGGCGTCAACCCGGTTGACATCCTGATCTCCGACGTGTCGGTGCTGACGACGCGCGGCTACTCTGTCACGTCCCCGGCTACGCTGCGCAGCATCTTCTCAGAGCTTGCCCAGGTGTTCTCTTTCGACGTGATCGAGAGCAGCGGGTACATCGTCTACCGCGCGCGCGGCTCGTCGTCGATCAAGACGATCGACGGGCAGTTCTTGAACCGGAACACCACGGAGGGCTGGCTCGCCGAGAAGCAGGACGACCCGCTGGCGCGCACGCGCAAGCTGGCGCTGAGCTACACGGATGTCGATCGCGGCTATACCTCGAACGTGCAGAGCATCATCCTGCCGAACATCAACCGCGACCGCATCGACGACGAGGGCTTCATCGACGTGTCGGTGAACCTCGCGCTCAAGGCGAACGAGGCGCAGCGTCTCGCGGAGTCGCTGATCTTCGCGAAGCAAGTCTACGCGACCAGCTACGAGGGTCTGCTTCCGCCACGCTTCCTGGACCTGGACCCCGGCGACGTTGTCACCCTGGCGCTCGACGACGGTGATGTCACCGCGCGCCTGCGCGCTGTCGAGATCGGCACCGACAAGTCGGTGAAGATCACGGCTTCGCGTGAGGACCCCGACATCTACAACGACACGGTCGCGCTGTTCGGCAACGTCGGACGCTACGACGACTCGCTCATCCCGACGCCGGACCCGCGCGTCGATGTCCTGTTCCTCCAGATGCCGTACCGCTCCGACACCGAGGCGTCGCTGACGACGGACAGCTACCGCCTCTACTTCACGGTGCTGCCGCTGATCAACACGGACCCGGTTGACAAGGAGCTGGTGTTCAACATCAACGGCGAGGAAGTCGTCTCGGCGGAAGCGCCCGCGACGTTCCCTACTTGGGGACGCTGCTCGGTCGTGAGCCCGTACACTGTTGGCGTCAACACGCCGAGCCCGTACCGCACGGATCGCATCACGACGATCACGCTGACGGTCGCGCACGAGAACTCAGACTTCCCGATGCCGGTGGGCACCGTGGACAAGAACACGCTGCTGTCGAACCCGCACATCAATCTCGCCTACATCTCGGGCTCGGTCGTCGGCACGAACATCGAGAACGGCGGCGAGCTGATCCAGTTCGAAACCTGCACGCACGTCAGCGGCAACGTCTACACGCTGACGGGTCTGCACCGTGGGCTCTACGGCACGGAAGCGACGGTGCTGAACCACAGCCCGACCGACACGTTCGTGCTGCTCGGCGATGTCAACGGCAACCTCGACGAGTCGTCGGTCGTGCCGCTGTACGCGCCGGTAGGCACGTCGCGCGGCAAGGGCGTCGTCGTGACGTTCGGCACCACGAACCCGTACCAGTCTGCGCACGTCCAGGCGGTCTACGCCCTCAACCTGCGCCAGCGCTACATCGGAAAGTTCAAGGCGGTTCTCGGCGGCGGCAACATCACGATGACGTGGGAGCGCTCGACGCGCTTCGGCGGCGACGATGCCCTCGCGGACGGCGCTGAGAACGTGCCGCTCAACTCCCCGACCGAGAGCTACACGCTGTACCTGTGCAAGGGGACCGGCTCGTCGTTCAACATCAACGACCCGTCAACCTACATGCGCAGCACGACAGCGGGTGCCGACCGCACCTTCGTCTACACGTCGGCGATGCAGTCCGCAGACGGCTTCGCCCCTGCCGTACACCAGCTGACTGTCTTCATCTGGCAGACCGGCGGATACACCACCAATGACGACGGCCCGCACTCACGCGAATGGACACT